TCAAAGTACAATTACAGGTCCAACTGGTTTTACTGGGTTTACGGGTCCTAGTGTAACAGGTCCGACTGGGTTTACAGGTCCGCAAAGTACAGTCACTGGACCTACTGGGTTTACTGGTCCTAGTGTAACAGGTCCAACTGGGTTTACGGGTCCTAGTGTAACAGGTCCGACTGGGTTTACAGGTCCGCAAAGTACAGTTACAGGTCCAACTGGTTTTACTGGGTTTACGGGTCCTAGTGTAACAGGTCCAACTGGGTTTACTGGATCTAATGGTCTTACAGGTCCAACTGGGTTTACTGGTCCAACACTTCAAATATCAGGAGTATCTACAGGATCTATTTTATTACGAGATTCATTAAATCCAAATAACCTATATTATAATGATATTTTAAAGGTTACAAGAGATAATTCAAACAATTCTATTATTGATGTAAGTGGAACTATTATACCAAGAATTAATAATTTTTATACATTAGGAACAACCGCTTTAAGATGGCAGGATGTATTTATAGGTCCAGGTAGTATTAATATTCAAGGACCAACAGGTTCTTCTAATCCAGGGTTATTAGGGTCTGATCTTAGTGGTGTAGTTTATTCACAATTTGGATTTGCTTCTCCATTTCTGAATGTAGGTCCAGCAATTGATGTTAATACAACTCGAGCAGTTGGTGGCTGGAAAATACAAAGTACAGGATACACTGACACGAGTGGTACATTTGTGAATACCGATTTAATCGCTGAAGTAATCACAAGTGGACCATTATTCGGACAAGTTTTTTCATTAATTTACGGACGAAGTGGATCAACTGGTCCAACAGGAATTACAGGACCACAAAGTACAATTACTGGACCTACTGGGTTTACAGGACCACAAAGTACAGTCACTGGACCAACTGGCCCAGCAGGAACGAATGGCGTTTCTAGTGGATTAGTATTGTTTTTAGATACAAGTGGCGGGAGTCTACCACCGATTGTAAGTGGTTCTTTATTAACAGCACCAAATACAGGAACATCAACTACTATTGTAGCAAGCAGTGCACAATTACCAACAACTCCAACCTATTCAGTAGTAGGTTATTTTTACCAACAAATTACTGAATCAACACCAGTTGTTCCAGGCACATGGGATTTGAATATATGGGGAAATCTTACCTCAGGTGGAGCAAATGATAAAGTAGGAATTTATTTCGCTGCATACTATAGTACTGGTGTTCCTGGTTCAACCCCACCACCAACTGGCGCTACACTTTTAGGAACTGGTTCGTCTTCAACAGAAACACAAATTAATAATACAACACAGGCACAGCAATATATAAATAGTGTATATGTAAGTACAAGTGCTACATATTCAACTGGATATATTTCTATCTACATATATGCTGCTAAACTTTCTGGTAATCCTACATTAACTTTGTATTTCAGAGATTCTAGACCTACACATATTCATACTACATTACTCGCAAATTATGGTCCAACAGGTCCAACAGGTCCAACAGGTCCAACAGGTCCAACAGGCCTAACAGGTCCAACAGGTTCTTCTCTTCCAATCCTAGGATCTAACACAGGTTCCATTGTTTTGACCAACCCATCTAACACGAGTCAAATATATTATAGCAATGCTTTAAAAGTATTACAAAATAATACTATCGAAATAAGTGGTAATGTTTTACCAAATGTAAATAATACATATACATTGGGTGCTACTGGAGGAGCAGGCGGCACCAATAGATATATATGGAATAATATTTACGCAAACAATGTAGATGTTTCTAATAATGTATATTGTGGTACATTATTCCAAAGATCAGATTATCGTATCAAAGATAATGTACAAAAACTAGATGATACATTTACAGTAAAGTATTTGAATCCTGTTAGTTATACAAACACACAGACAAATAATAAAAATATTGGCTTAATCGCACACGAATTACAAGAACATTATCCCGAACTAGTAAAAGGAGATAAAGATGGTGAAACATTACAAACCGTTAATTATGTTGGTTTAATACCAATTTTAATCAAAGAAATACAAGATCTTCGAAATGATTTAGAAGAACTTAAAAATGAAGTTAAGAAAATAAAATAATTTATACTATTCAAAAATTATTATATAAAAATAATTAACATTTATTATCAAATAATAATAATAATAATAATAAATGTTGCAAACCTTTCCCACCATTGTGACATCCATTTACAACATTCGAAAAACAGAAATCAATGAAACAAATACAAGAAATATCACGAAATATTTGGAATTAGCGAATGACTTTATTTTGAGCTTACCTTATCCGCTTATTATATTTACAGATGACAACGATATTATTGATTTTTTGAAAGAAAAGAGAACGAATTTCAAAGAAATAACGACAATCAATAAAATAGCAATTGAAAACACGGAATATTATCAATATTTTGATAAATTAAAAGAACTTCATAGTGATTATATCATATATAATTTAGATAAAAATAAAGATACACCATTGTATATAACATTAACAAATAATAAATTTTATTTTCTAGAAACAGCCGTGAAAACCAACCCTTTTCAAAGTAGTCATTTTATTTGGATGGATTTTGGTATTAATCATTGCGCAAGAAATTGTGAAAAAATTCACGAATGGATTATTGAAGTTCCTGATAAAATAAAACAGTTGTGTATAAATCCTTTTTTAGAAGAAGTTGATGATTATAGCATTTTTTTTCAATATGTGTATCATCATTTAGCTTCTGGTGTATTTTCAGGTTCAAGTGAAAATATCTTGAAATATTGCGAATTATTCAAAGAGAAAACACAACAAACCTATAACGAAGGATGGTTTCAATTAGAAGAAGCTATTATGACAATAATTAATCGAGAAAATCCAGAATTATTTGAATTATATTATGGTGATTACAATGGTATAATATCAAATTATCTCACTCCAATAGATAATATCGATTTAATAATTGATCACATCATTCCAAAAACAATTCTTCATCAAAAACAAAAAATGACTTATGATATATTGATGTATTTGTTACATTATTTTAAACATAATGAAACTTCAAATTATTTATATAAATATATAGAATTTCATATTATTTTTGATTATTATTTTACAAATAAATTTTTATTACATGAGGTCATTTATTTAATAAATAAAAAATTATTGGAAAACGACGGAACAATGAAACAAGTATTACAAAACAACATAGAAAATCTGAATTTTTACGAAAACAAACAATTAATTTTATATGATGATTATATAATGAAACCAATTTATGGTGTTTATTTCATTTGTTGTATCAATAATTATTTGGATATTGTAAAAGAGCAATTATCTTGTTTAAACAAAGGTTTATTATCAAATACATACAAACTGATAATATTTGTAACAAATTATAATGAAAACGATTGTGTGGAATTGGACAAATTATTACATGACAATGAAAAATTTATACTAATTAAATCACCCCATAACTTATATGAAAAATTTGCTATAAATAATTACAAAAAATATATAAATCACAACAAGTATTATTTATATTATTTTCATACAAAAGGATTGAAACCTCAAGATGATCCTCTTATTCATATTTTTTCGTCTAGACGACAAATATTAAATTATTATACACTTGAAATGTACAAAATTAATATAGAATTATTAGACAAAAATGATGCGGTTGGATGTAGTTTAAGTTTGTATCCAAAAAAACATTTTTCTGGAAATTTTTGGTGGAGTAAATCGAGTCATCTAAATTTATTACAAGATATTAATGATAAATATTTATCACCTGAAATGTACGTGTTAAGCAAAGACAATTGTAAATATGTATCTTTAGCAAACGATACAAACGACATATTAATTGAAAATTATGTATTTCGCAGTGCTGAAATGATTAAAACAAATATAACTGATGATTTTATTGTTATAGAACAACATAAATCCCTTATTTCAATGTGTTAGACACATCGGTGTAATCTTTATTTTGTTATTTCTGTTGTATTTTCTCAATGTTTATATCCATTTAAGGGTCATATTTCAACAATGATTCAATATATTTTTTATCATAAATACCAATCCTAGTAGTTCTATCCCATGTACTGTAATTGATAATAACACAATCGTCTTCCACGACAATACTTAAACAATACTCAATAGGTTCGCCTTCAAATTTAAAAGGAGCACTATATCTTAATAATTCCATGTTCTTATCAAAAACAGAGATAATATGGTAATAATGTCTAGGATTTTCATATGAAACCATGTGTTGAATAAACCATATTTCAGTTTCACTACTCTGTGTAGTATTTGTATATTTAAACCCACAAGTAGAACCGCGGACATTATCAAAATAGTTCGGCATTTTTCTCTCTTCTAAAAATTGTAATGTCTTGTTCGATTCGTCTATTTTACATATTTGCAAAGGGGACCATTTATATATAACGTGACTTGAATTATTGTAATCGACATATATCCAATTTTTTTCACATTGTGTGTTGTATACGTGCTGGTTTAATTCAATAATATCTAATTCACTTTTTTCAATGTCATAATCACCATTGACGATTCCCAAATAGTTATTTTTATGCAATCCTGTTCCTATATATTTGATCTGTTTTGTTTCTACATCTTGAAAAATTTTAATATCTTCTATACCAATATATAATCGTTCATCATATACAATATCAAACATTTTTGATGTAACAATATTCATGGTTTCATCTAATTCAATATATTTATTACCAGTAATAATGTTTTTTTCACAATTAGTATAACTACCATTTTCAATAATATGATAATTAACATATCGAACATTCATACAATATTTAGCATTATTACTTTGTGAAGAAGATGATGGAATTCGTAATAAACAACTTGATGAAGAATATAAGTTGATAGTTTCATTATTGATAGTAATACTAATTGTATCATCAAAAGATATTATTTTCGTAGGTTTTAAAATAAACTTGTACCATTTCATGTTAGAATATAGATTATTAACAATTTCTTGATCTTTTGTTTTATTCAAAATATTGACAATTTCGTTGCTTATGTCTTTGACACCAATGTAAGCAGCAATAATAGTGAATTCATAATCCATTTTATAAGTATAAATATCATTATGTAAAAATAAATAACTATCACGGTCTACCTTTTTTTCTACTATCTCTTTGGCCATTTTGTAAAAAAAATAGGATAATTTATGTTTTGATGTAGTTCTATAATGAGAAACTAACTCATATAAACTTTCAATACGATCAGGAAAATAATCATAACATAACAGCCAATAATTGATGGCATCATTTATTTTGCCCATATGTTTATAACAACTCGCAATTTTATAACAACTGTACCACACTTCTTGAATCCATCCTCCTAATTGAATTCTTTTTTCATAATATTCAATTGCTTTAGTAAAATTACCTGAATCGTGATATGTATTTGCTAAGTAAAAATAGTTTCTATCATTTTTAGGTTCAATTTCAATTGCTTCCGTTAATAGTTTTATATCTCGCTCAAACTTGTCATGTTTAGAACCACCGTCACCTATATCACTTATAAATAATTCATCTTTTTCCAAATTTCTATTTTTATTATTACTAGGTGTATTAATATATTCATGGGTTACACCAACGTAACTAAATAACCCATTATTTTTCACAATTCGTACATTTTGATAATAAAAATCATCACTACCTTGTAATATTGTAAGTGAGTCATATTCGTTGATTATTTTTTTATCAAAATTATTAATTTGTAGAATCATATCAGCATCAAGAAAAATAATATAATCCGACATACCTTTACATGATTGTAATGCGTAATTTCTGTTATGAGCAAAATTTTTAAATGACTCCCTAACAATTTTACCTGGAATATTTTTGCTTTTAAAGAAGGTTTCAATTTTTTCAACAGTATCATCACTAGATCCTGTATCACAAATACAAAAACAATCTATAATTGGTAAAACGGATTCTAATAAACGCACTATTATTTTACTTTCATTTTTAACAATCATATTTAAACAAATTGAAGGCGAATTTATATTTCCAGTATCCATGTTATTCGTGTCTGATAATTTAAATTCCATTACAAAAACTATTTTTATATATATATTTTATTACATTTTTTTAAGTTGTAATAAAAAATATTTTTTTTATATAAAATATAGTAATATAGTAATATAGTAATATTATGGCCAATACTAGATTTTATTATGATCCTTGTAGAACAAAAAAACAGTTACAACAATCAACTGGACCTGGAAGATATATGTTGAATGTGCCAGGTAATGGATCGAATCCATGTTATATTGAAGATCCTCAAATTATTATTCAAAAATGGGGCGCAAATTTAAGAACAAACACAATCAATCTAGAAAGTGATTTGATGGGTGTAAATAGAGAGTTAAGTAGAGATTGTTTAGGAAAAGATAATTATAAAAATTACAATGTTGAAAATAAACCTATTCAATACCCAACATGTAACAATTTATACACAGAACAATCTCGTGCTACAAATCCTGCGTGGTGGTATCGTGATCTAGAACAAGTCGATTGGTATTATCCGCCATTAAATCCACAAGAAAATACTTGTTTTCCATTTGAATCAAATCTAAGCACCAGAATTTTAGAAAAAGATTATTTTACCCCAAAGAGAGATTGTGTAATAAATGAAACAAATAATCTATTACCCACTAGTTTTAATTTAATAAAAGGGGGATTTCCTGGTGGTTCAAATACGTGCGCTGAAACAAATTCTTGTGAATTTACATCTTATCGCCTTTAGGAGATGATTTACTATAAATTATAATTACACCAAAATTTCAAAACTCTATTTGAAAGTTGTATTCAATCGTAAGTAATGTAATATAAATATAAAGTAATTAAAATAAAAATATAATACTTTATCTTTATATATATAAATATGGAAGTGGCCATTCCTTTATTAGCATTAGGAGGAATTTATGTAATTTCTAATCAAAATAAGAGTAAAAATAAAAATAAAACAATTATGAATTCAAAGAAACAATTACAACAAAAATCGCAAGAAAATTTTACAAATATGGGAAGAAATCCAAATTATTTGCCAAACAATACAACTATTGCGCAAAATTATCCTGTTGAAAATTTAAATGAAGTAATTGACACAGTAAATAATTATCCAAATCCGAATACAGCAACAGATAAATATTTTGATCAAAATTTATATGAAAAGAATGAAAGAAAAGGTGTAGATGTTGGTCGTGACCCTCAGCAAGTGTATTCATTAACTGGTAATTATTTAGACAGTGAACAATTCAAACATAATAATATGGTTCCTTTTGTTGGAGGTAAAATGAGAGGTTATACATACGACACAAAATTCGCAGAAGTAATATTAGACAATATGGTTGGCAATAGTTCACAAACGATTAAAAAAATTGAACAAGCACCATTATTTAAACCAGAAGCTAATATGAATTGGGCTTACGGCGCACCCAATAACAGCGACTTTTATCAATCACGTGTTTATCCTGGAATGAAAAATAATAATGTTAAACCATTTGATTCTTTATATGTTGGTCCAGGATTAAATCAAGGATATGGTGTAAATGGTAGTAATGGTTTTAATTCTGGTATGGAAGCTAGAGATAAATGGTTGCCATATACGGTTGATCAAATGAGAGTAGCTACAAATCCAAAATTAGAATATGAGTTGATAAATCATGAAGGTCCTGCTGAATCAGTAATTAAAAATGTTGGTATAATAGGACGCGTAGAAAAACAAAAGCCTGATGGTTATTTTATTAATACACAAGATCGTTGGTTGACTACTACTGGAGCAGAAAAAGGTGAACGATTACGCCCAATAGAAGAAATGGGAGTTCTTAGAAGAAATGATGTCAAAACTGATTACGTTGGTCCAGCAGGAGCGGTTGATAGACAAGCAACTGTTGCTCCGATGAATTTTGAACCAAGTAAACGTCACAATTTACCTAGCTGTGATGTAAATCATTCTGTCGCTGTTGGTCGCGCACCAAGTAGTGGTGGAGACGCAAGAATTGCTAGTTTTTCAAATCCTGTTAATCATAGATCAACTGTTAAACAACCAGAAACTTTGCGAAGTGGTTTTAGTGGAGCAATTGGTGCTGTTATTGCTCCATTAATGGATGTTTTAAGACCATCTAGAAAAGAAGAAGTTATGAATAATGTAAGAGTTTATGGTGACGTTGGTAGTAGTGTACCAAGTAGTTATGTAATCAATCCAAATGATACGACACCTACAACTGTAAAAGAAACAACTTTATATTCGCCACAATTCAATATTAATAATCAAAAAGAGGGAATTTATGTTAATAATTACACACCTATGGATTTGACACAAAGAGATACAACTAGCTGTAGTTATATGGGAAGTTCAGGTGGTCAAGCAACTCAATATGGTGATATGAGTTATAGTGCTGCTTATAATCAACATAATAATGACATTAAATCATCGACAATTGACAACCGACCTAACCCTGGTGGAATGCAAATATTCAATCAAGAAATGAATGTAACTACTATTAAAAGCGACTCGGATCGGTTAGATGGTAGAGTTAATCCAGCATATTCTTATTTATCTCAATTACCACCATCCGTAAATACATATGGAGCAGTACGTGTACCACAGTATTATAATGAATGTGCTGGTTGTGATAGAATACAACCAGAAATTTTAGATGCTTTCCGTTCCAATCCATATACATTCTCTTTAACGGATTCTGCTTAGAATAAACAAAACACGCGAAATAAGTATTATAAAAAGCATTTTTATATAGTATTAACGTGTGGACATTAACCATGTAAAAAAAAATATTTTTATTCGTTGTAATTAGATAAATAAAGTATTATATATATTTATATTATATATTTATATATATATAAAGCAATTCTTTTTTATTTATATTATAATTATGTATAAACGTTTATTCATTAACGTGAAAAAAATTATACCAAAAATTTCTGAGACCGAAATTATTGCATTGAAATCTGGTGGTGTTTCGATAGATAGAGAGATTTTTAAAGGTAGGGTGAATTACAAAAAATTGTTGAATGGTAAAAATATTAATAAAATAAATAAAAACGAAGAACATTTTATTAAATCTACAAATGAATTATTAAAACAAATTGGACAAGATAATATATATCCAAGTAAAGAAATTTCTAGAACTATGAGTTATTTGGGAAAAAACGGTTTTTTAAGTATGATAATCGATAAAAAATATACCGGTAATAGATTATCAATTTCAGCACAATCAAAAGTACTATCAATTATTTCATCATATAATCCGTCATTAGGAGTGGCTACAATGGTTCCAAATTCACTCGGTCCGGCAGAACTTTTACAACATTATGGTACAGAAAAACAAAAAAACTATTACCTACCAAAATTAGCAAATGGTGATTTTATACCCTGCTTTGGGCTAACGGGTCCAAACAATGGAAGTGATGCTGTTGGAGAAATAGATGAAGGAATTGTTGAATTGGTAGATGGAAAAATTAAAATTAAAATTACTTTGAATAAACGTTATATTACATTAGCACCTATTTCAAATTTGATAGGAATTGCATTCAAGTTAAAGGACCCAAATAAAATATTAAATAGTAAAAAAGAAGGAATTACAGTTGCATTAGTAGAAAATACAGAAAACGGATTACTTCAGAATACTTATCATAATCCAAATAATGCTGGTTTTCCGAATGGTACTATAAAAGGGACAATTTTTATAGAAACCGATAAAGTAATTGGTGGAGAAAAAAATATAGGTGAAGGTTGGAAAATGCTAATGGAATGTTTAGCTGTTGGAAGAGGTGTTAGTTTGCCTGCAACGGCAAACGGTTCATCTAAATATATTACACTATCTATTATGAATTACATTAATATTAGAAATCAATTTAATATGCCTATTGGAAACATGGAAGCAGTAAGAGAAAAGTTTATTGATATGTTCATAAATACTTGGATTATTCATACTAGTGTTCAATTTACAAATAATATATTAGATTCAGGTTCAACTCCTTCAGTTATAACTGCAATTATGAAGCAACAAACTACTGAAAGAGCAAGAAATATATTAAACAATGGAATGGATATATATTCTGGAAGTGGAATATGTGTTGGTAAAAATAATTTTTTCACCAAATTTTACAATTCATCACCTGTAGGGATTACGGTAGAGGGTTCCAATACATTAACAAGAGGATTGATAATATTTGGTCAAGGACTAAATAAAAGTCATCCTTACATTTTTCCAATTTTTCAAAGTATTCAAGACAATAATCAAAAATCATTCAATCATAATATCAATTTATTAGTTAAAGAAATAGTATATAATTATTTACATTTATTTAATCCATTTAATTTTATACAAAAAAATCCAGAACAGCAATTAGATTATTTAACATTAAAATTTAGTATTCTTACAAACTTTGTTGCAGTATTAGGGGGAAAAATAAAATCAAAACAAATGATTTCTGGAAATATGGCAGATTTATTATCAAATATTTATCTAGGTTATAGTTTAGTCTGGTTTCATCATCATTATTTTCAGAATAGTGAATTGAAGAATTATTGTATAAATCATTTGAACAATGATATTGAATATAAAATGAACCTAATTATTGATAATTACCCAATACCTATTTTTAAACCTCTATTGATACCCTTAAAAAATACTATAAAATATCCTAATCTTGAAAATAAAAATAAAATATATTCTCTTATAAATAATGATCTGAATTTGATAAAATTGTTAAAAGACGATATTTATTATAATAACACAATATTAGAAAAAATGGAAAAAATAAGAACAATTAGAAAAGATGATCCAGAATATAATAAATTATATCAAGACATAATTTCTGTTGGTGAATTCGATATAGAAAAAACTTTATAATTTTGATAATTACATTACATCAGCGTTTGTAATGAAAAAGGTGTAATAATACCTGAAACTGATTATAAATAAGTATAATAAGGTTAAAACAGAAGTTTAATTTTATTTTCAAAAATCACATTTTCACCCAAAACTGTTTTCATTGCTGTAAATAATTGAATTTCTTCTTTTTTAGTAAAACCTTGGCAATGTAAGAATGGTTGTAAATATTTATGTTTCCATCGCAATTGTTTTATTTTGTTATTTTCTCCAATAACAAAATAATTATCTTTACTTCTAATTTGAAACCCGCCTTCACACCTATCTAATCTTTCTAATGGTTCGTCGTCATCATCTTTATTTTTATTATAATTGTCAATAATTTTATATACAGTTTCAATTTCAATCGAATCTACTAATACTCGAATAGGCATTTTAGTAAAAATTATAATTATTATATTGTATACTATTTACAAATATATTTCATTTTTTTATTCACTTCCAAAATAAGCACCTTTACCAATTTTGAAATCACTTAAACGTGTAATTATATCATTTTTCTTCTGTAAAATTTCTTTAATTAAATCTTTCATAGAAATCATTCCAATAAATTCATCATTTTTATCATCAACTACTAATAAATGACGTATGTCCTTAAACATCATTTTATTCATACATGTTTCAAGTGTATCATCTTTTTTAGCAATAATGATTGGTCCATAAGTACAAATCTCCTTGACTTTAACATCAGTAGTCTTTTTATCAAAAGATGCGACTTTTGTTATAAAGTCACGCTCAGAACAAACACCAACAACCTTATTATCTCTATCAGTAACAGCAAGACAGCCAATTTTAAAAGCTGTAAATCGATTTACGGCTTCTTTAACTGTAGATTCCTCGTTAATTTTAAAATCAACTTTATAGTAACAAGATTTTTCAAAAACATTGGAAGCGAGTATTTTACTATTTGTTTTGATCAAATTATTAGCAGTAGAAAAACTACGTCTTAACATATATTTATAATGTTATTACATGTGTTGTTTTTAAGTTATTATTTAATTATATTTTGAACTATAATGTTTGAGTAAATAAGTTATAATAATATATATATAAAAATATGTATATATTATTAATAAATTGTCCATATTATGAAGTCCAATTTAATCATTCATGAAAAAATAAAAGAAAAATTAGCGTATTTTCATTCCAATCGTAAAATACCAAATATAATATTCCATGGACCAACTGGTACAGGTAAACGAACAATAGTTGATGAATTTATTCATAAAATTTATGATAATAATAGAGAAATAATTAAAAATTATGTTATATATGTAAACTGTGCGCATGGTAAAGGTATTAAATTCATTCGCGACGAATTAAAATTTTTTGCAAAAACAAATATAAATTCTAATGGTGGCGATACATTTAAAAGTATTATACTATTAAATGCTGATAAACTCACAATTGATGCTCAATCAGCATTGCGACGATGTATAGAACTTTTTAGTCATAATACAAGATTTTTTATTATTGTTGAAGATAAATACAATTTGTTAAAACCAATTTTATCAAGATTTTGTGAAATATATGTTCCTGAACCAGAATATGAAGGTTCTATAATAAATTTACACAAATATAATTTGAACGAAACATTTAAAATGAAAGATTATAAAATACAACGTCTTGAGAAATTAAAGAGAGAAATTCAAAAAAATATGAAACCTGATATACAATTAATTAGTTTGACTCATTTTTGTGTAAAATTGTATGAAAAAGGGTATAGTGGTTTAGATATAATAGAACTTTTAGAAAAACACAAATTTGTAGATAATATAATTACAGTTGACAAAAAATTTGAATTGTTAATGACCTATAATAAAGTTAGAAAGGATTTACGAAATGAGAAATTATTTATTTTATTTATTTTGAATTTTATATTTTTAAGTTCAAAATTATCTCTAGAAAATATTAGTTTTATGTAAATGGATGATTTTAATATTTCAACGCTTCATGAAAGTAGAAATGAATGGAGTGCACGGTTAATTTCTATTTTAACACCATTAATAATTGATGGTTATAAATCAATATTAAATGAAGCAATAACATTATGTAAAGAAAATAATGAAATGGATAAATATTTAATGACATTTCAAAATCTTATTTCAAGGGTTCCAAAATGGAATACAATTATAGTAGAAAATGAGAGAAAAAGAATTTGCGAAAAATCTGGTTGTTCTTATTTAGAAGATTTAGTAACATGTGTTCACATTATTCAATTAAAGATATTGACTGTCATGAGAGTTGGTCAAAAACAAAAAAAAATAGACATAAACGTACCTAAATTAGATGATTTTATTCACAATGTTTACATTCATGTTGCTAGAAAAATATATAAAAATGTTTATTTATTTGATTCAAATGTGCCTCCATTACAGATACAAAAATATAATAGAGAGTTAGAAATAATTGTACAAGAATGTATTATGAATACTTTAAGAGAAAGTGTTCCTGTTGAATCTATTTTACGAGCATATATGGATGAAACTATTGAAGAAGATGTTGTTGAAGAAATAAAAGAGGAAATTAAACACGAAGTTATTAATGTAAATAATAAAACAAATAATGATATTGTGAAACCAGAAAATAATAAAAACAACTACGACGATGCTGATGAACAAAATGTAAAAATATCATTTAATGATGTCGATTTAGTAAAAGATGAATTTAATAAAGAACAACAAGTCGTTGCTCCTAAAACAGTGGATCGTTTAGAACAACTTAGTGAGCAAAGATCAAATCAGCGAAAATTAGAATCAAACGATTCTGATGATGAAATTGAAAAGATACGGATTTTAGATGATACTGTTGAATTGGACAATTTAGATGTTCATATTATTAATGAACCTGAATTGGAAACTTTACCAGATTTGATAATAGATGACATTGAATTATTAGATTAGCAGTATATTCTCCCAAACTGCGTAAAATAAATAATAAGAATATGCTTTAGTATTTTATGGATAATATGTTTTTCATAGCTACTATTATTTCAATAGTATTTTTATTTTTAAAATTCATTGAAATGAGATTTATTGAAAAAGAAAGTAAACCATTGAAATTATTAATAAGAGATACAATAGTAGTATTTTTCAGTGTTATTAGTGGGTTTTTTATTTTAGAACAAGTTAAACATATTATGAACAATGGTAATAATTTATCAACAAATAACACACCCATTTTTATTGATAATCCTGAATTTTAGTTATATTTTTGTATCAAAAAATACAATTCACAAATATTTACAATCAAATTATATAGTAATAATTGTAAATATTTCAACTTTATCGTCCACTCCAACATTTTATAATACAATTTGGCAATCTTTTATTAATTAAAAGATCTCTCCTATAATCTTCAAAAGTATAAGAGAAACTATTAGGGGAATTATGTATCGAACCAAAAAGGGATTTCATTTTTCTAGTAAAAGGCGATTCAATGGAAAAAATTAGTCCAAAAATTCTCTCTAAACACATTCTATCAGGTCTACTTTTAACTTTGTGAACTAAATTACTCAAATTATATTTATTAAATATATATTCTAAAAAAGAATGGTTTATATAACTTTGTACACCGAAACAACCATACCATTTTTCATTTCTGTTTAAAAAAACATCTTTTAATAATAATTTATTTTGTAATAAATGTCTGTATTTTAAATCGGAAATAATACGTAATGAGTTAGTAACGTTTTCCGTATCAGCTTCAAAATGCCATAACGGAATTACTTTAATGTTTTTAAATTTTTCAAAAGATATTCTTTTATGTATGAAAACACTATCATGCATAATAATAGCATTATCAAACCATTTATGAATATGATAATAATAATATCCTAAAAATTCACCAGATTTAATAAATTCAGATTGAATTATATCTACATTTTTATAATCATAATCAGCTTTTACAAAACGATAATCACTATTATCATCTATTACAATAATTTTACGATAAGGATAAACCCGCCTAATACATCTTATACATTGATTCCAATAATTATTTGTAATTTCCGAATTTACGTGCCTCGTAATAATAAATCCATAACTACTCATTACTATATTATACAAAAAAAAATATATATTTAATCTTAAATTAAACTAGGTATTTTATCAATGTTAATTTCAATAATATTATCAATAGTTTCTAAATTTTCATTTTTTTCTACTAAAAAATTTTTAAATTCTGGCCTATCTAATTGATTTTGCGGAGTATGATTATGAACATTTCTAGCAATCATTTTGTATAATTTGAAATCAGGATATCTCTCATCACCATTATTCTTATATAATAAATTAATACCTTTATCGTCTAAACACCACTCAACTATTAATTTTTTAATTGGATCAGATATTTTTGAAATATCTTTAATTTCATCTAAATCATCTATCAAATAATCAAAAATAGCACATGCTAAACGACAAAGATCAAAACTATAGTTTGGTTCCAGACGTGGTTTCATCGCATTAAAATATGGTTCAATATTATATTGTGTTGCTGCGTCATTACCATGTTTGAAACTATCACTACAAAATAATTTCCCTTGAAATTTATAAATACTACGACCAAAATCAATTATCTTAAAAAGTTTACCAAAAGTAGGAATTTTATAAGTTTTATTATTAAAATGATAAACTATAAATTGTTTCGTCGTTTCATTATACATTACATTATTAGTATGTAGATCATTATGTGTAAATGAAAACACCTTCTGATATGTTAGTAAAATCATAATGATTTGCATTAACATGGACAACCATTCATCATTTGATAATTTATTATTAATTATTAAATCATCCATTGTATTCTCACAATGTTCCATACAAATGACATGTACTGGAAATTTATTAATAGTAGCAAAGATTTCTTCAGAAGCGGTCGAGTCTAAATCTTCCCAACATTCTTCTTCTAATTCTTCGTTATTTTCGTATAATTCTGTATTATTTATATTATCCTCATTATCATGATCTTCATCACATTCATCTTCATCATCCACATTAGTATTTGTATAAGATGTCCTTGATGAACAACTTGAATTTGTGCGCAATGTTGTAATTTTATTGTCATTTACTATTCCATTTATATCCAATGAAATTTCTTTTATATCATCTAATGAATATAAATTTGTTTCATGATTTTCTATACTTGTATTTTCATTATTTAAATTTTTAAATGATAAATTTATATTTGATTTTTCACTTGAATTACTATGAATTTTAATTGGTTTTAATTTAGTTTCTTCATCTTGATCTTTAATTAAATGATCGTAATTATCTATTTTAAATAGTTCATTTTTATGTTTGTTAAAAAAATCTGAATTATTTAAATATTCCAAATCATCAAAAACATTGATCATATAATCATTTTTAATTGAAAGAAATGAACCATAATAATTTATTCCATGATAAAAATTATAATTTTCATTCATTTTTGATATTAAATAAATAAAAAACCCATCGACATAAGCCGAATTATTAACATCTAAAATTTTAGAATGACAAATAGTTTCATTTGAATTTAGATCAGGTAATTGGTATAATTTATCATCATTTATATTATATTTGCCAATCAAAAATTTATATGGGTCCAGTAAAGGAGCTAATTTAATGAAAACATTTTTCTCTTTTATCTCTTCAGTTACTGTGTTTTTTATACTACAAGTAAATAAATTTTTATTTTCATCATTTCGTTTAATCACGTTATATATATACCAATCGTGATTTAAATTGATGTTATTATAATTTCTTTCATTTAATGAGAAAAATCTATTATAAATTGGAATATAATTTTGAGTCGAAGAGAGAAAAAAAAACTTTTTTTTTCCTAAACTTCTGAAAAGTTCTAAATTCTTTCTTTTTTGATAATGAATATCAATTTGAGACATTATTAGCTAATTGTAATATAAATAAAATGCTAATTTAACTAATGTTTTGCGTGAAAATTAAAAATAAACTTTCTAAATAATTTAATAAATATGTCTTTAGAATTAAAGAAATTTGATATGAAAAGTATTAGTTTTAAAGCAAATGAATCAAAAGGTCCAGTTATTGTTTTAATTGGTAAACGTGATACGGGCAAAAGTTTTTTAGTCAGGGATTTATTATATTATCATCAAGATATACCCGTAGGAAGTGTTATTTCTGGAACTGAAGAAGGAAACGGATTTTATGGTAAAATGGTGCCAAGATTGTTTATACATAATGAATATAACACTGTTATTATTGAAAATATTTTAAAAAGACAAAGAACAATTTTGAAACAAATTAAAAAAGAAATGGAAACATATAAACGTACAACTATTGACCCAAGAGCGTTTGTGATTTTAGATGATTGTTTGTATGATAATACATGGTCTCGCGATAAAATGATGAGACTTCTTTTTATGAATGGTCGTCATTGGAAGATAATGTTAGTTATAACTATGCAGTATCCTTTGGGTATTCCTCCAACTCTTCGTACAAATATAGATTATGTGTTTATTTTGAGAGAAAATTATATTGCGAACCGAAAACGTATATATGATAATTATGCTGGAATGTTTCCTACGTTTGAATCTTTTTGTCAAGTTATGGATCAATGTACTGAGAATTATGAATGTTTAGTAATTAACAATAATGTAAAATCAAATAAATTACAAGATCAAGTATTTTGGTATAAAGCGGACAATCACAACGATTTTAGACTAGGGTCGAAAGAATTTTGGGATTTGTCAAAAAATTATAATCCAGATGACGAGGATGAAGAGAAATATGATCCAACGGCTAATAAAAAAAGAGGAAGTGGTCAAGTAATTAATGTTAAAAAAACGAAATGGTAATTGGTGTAAATTAAACACCATAATCAACATATTGCGAAGCAAGATCACTATATCCTGATTTTTGTTTACCAATTCGATTCGCAAAACAAAACCATGAATCTGTTTGTTGTAATTTTTTCCAATACATATCAATAGCATAATGCCAATGCTGACCAGTTTCTGCTAATTTTTCATGCCCTTCTTTAAAATTGGTTAGTAATATATCATAATATTTTTCATTGACTAAGTAACCTGAACATGTTTGAGCATCTTCAACTTTGAATAAAAATCCATAATTAGTTTCAGAATATTTCAATAAATTATATGAAAATAAACAAACATTATAAATAGCATTTGTATTTTGAAATTGCGCAAAAAACAATTCCATTTGGTGTTCAAACTCTTCTTTACTGACTAAAAATGTGAAATCATCTTCAAGGATAAGAACATTTTTGTATCCTCTTTCTTTGGCTAAGGTCACTGCATTGTAATGAGAATATGAACATCCCAAGCAGCCAAAATTGGGTAAATCTACAGCAGGGAATCGTTCAAAATTCAAATTGTAATCGGTCAATTCTTTTTCGATATTTTCTCTCCGATCAGTTCGTTTATCTAAATTGATATAGAACGTTTTATCAATGTTATGTGACATTTGATTTTATAAATTATATAAAAATATTTTTATATAATTTCAATGTTAATGTTAATGTTAATTTCATTACAAATTTATGTTTATTTTTTTTGTTTGTTTTCGATGTTTTCGATGTTTTTTAAGTTTTGACATTCTTTTATTTTTAGAAACGTATATTTTTATGCGTTTTTTACGGGTGGGTTTACCACCTGAATATCTTGCTCTCACATTTCTATTATTCATTCTTTCATCAAATGTTTCATCATCATCATCATCATCGGATCTATTATCTTCACGTAATGGGTATGCTATATAAGTTTCCATTGGTGTTGCTACTAATTGACTATTAGTAACACTGCGAGTATTGATTATATTAGGATTACCTTTTACAATTACAGTATCAGCTTCTTGGATAGGATCACATATTTTATCAAAGTCAATAACTTTTTTTTTAAAAAATCTTGGCAACATTCTTTTGAGATAAAAATCATTACAAATTTTATCTATATTTTTGTGTAATATTTGACTTGTAGATTTAAATTCTAAATAATAATTTAAAATTTTTGCTAAAGTTTGTAGATATTCAGGTGAATCAAATAGTAAATTTGTTTTACTCATTATAAGATCCAACGTATTATTTTCAATATTATCAGTATTATAATTCAATTCTGGCAAAGAATTTCTATATTGTAATAATTCCAATGCTATCGTAAAATTATTTTTTTCAATACAAATTATTAAAGCTGTTTTACCTTGTAAATTTCTTAAACCTAAATCAAATAGATTATTATAATTATGTATTATTGTTCTACATAAATCATTTAGTTCAAACATACAAGACAATAATAAAATATTATTATGATTTTGATTTCTAATTTGAAAAATATTCTCTCCTCTTTCATTTCTATAATCATTATAATAGTTAATAATCTCCAACACTTTCGTTTGTTTTTTTTCTTTAATAAGTGCAAAAATTTCTGCAACAATTTGATCGAAAAATATATTATTAATAATATTTGACATAATTACAGTAAATTATTTATACTATTATCCAAGATAATTTTTATTCTTTTTATTCTTTTTATTCGTTTGCTTTTATTTTTTCTATGTTTTCTATGTTTCGTTTTTTTATATTTTTGGAAGCATGTGTTTTCACCCGTTTTCTATTCGTGGATTTACCACCATTATGCCTCTGACGCACATTTCTTCCATACATTCTTTCATCAAAAGTGTCGACGTTTGGATTTATTAGAATAGCTTGAGGATGTTTAAACCTTTTCTCATTTCAAACGCTGATTTTTACGACATATAAAATATTTACTTATAAAAAATAGACATTTTATTTATCATAAAAATATCAAGTGATTTATGAATAATTATAAAGCCTTTATTCTGTAAATATTCTACAATAGGAACACTTACATCATTATAATTATTTTCAAATCCAATAACATCTATAAAAACTTTATCAAAATTAATTGATTTAATTACTTCAAATTCAGCACCTTCAACATCTATTGATAAATAATTTATATGTGATATATTATTTTCATGTAATAGAGTTTCAAATTCAAGCATCGTCTTTCACCTGTGGTAATAAAAAAGCAGGGTTAAGTAAGACAATCGGCGTTAAAGAAACAACCCCAAATGGGTAAGCACGTCTATTGATTTTACACTTTCTTATTTTTTTGCTCTATAAAATGGGCGTTTTAAATGAGAAAAGGTGTAAAATAATCCTCATTCAATTTTTCAGATAACCATTTTTCTGCTTGTAAAATCGCTTCTTTTTCAGTTTTTTTTATTTCAAAAGATAATATTTTTTTATTTTTCCACATCTTGAAATATTAAATGTAATACTGTTTACATATTTATTTTTATCATCAACTATAGTATCATATACATAATTAAACATATGTAAATTTCCTATAAATTTGCACCGTATTTTTCACGAACTTTGATTTTAAAATTCATTATTTGTTCATGAATATCATAATTTTCTGGTAATACCATTTTCAAATTCATCCTTTTTTCAAGATGTATTTTTTCAAATACCAAATGTGGTTTATTTCTGAAATTTATAAGTGATACATATTTTGGTAATTGTATACCTTCTTTTTCTGGGTAAATATTATTTTCTAAGTCTTCAACAACTTTATTTGCTTGTTTTAGTTTATCTTGAATTGTTACCTTTGCCGATTTAGTTGTAATCCATGGTTTATCTAGCTTTGGATGTTTTTCAACCTTGAAAAACTCTCTTTGTTTTGTATGTTCTTTATCTAACCATTCGTGATAATAAATCACATATTTTTTCATCATATTTTGAGTAATACCTTGTGGTAAATCTTTTGCACTGTGTTTTCTTTCTCTCTTAGTTCCTTCTTTAATTCCTTTTGTATTTTGCTGTTGTTCTTCTTGTGTTGCGATTCGTAGATTATCCCAAGTATTATTTAAAGGGTCTTGATCTATATGGTCAACGCTAATTGTTTTTGTTCCCTTTCCATTTCCATAACAATCTGTTATAATTTGATGGATATAAATATTTAAGGAAGATAATATATAACCATTTTGATGTTTATACCAAGTTATTTTTTTTCCATGATTAATATTATTTTCATAATTAAGAATTTTTTTATAACTTTCACTGCATAGTTTACAAATTGTATCTTTTTCACAATACATCAATAAATATTCTTTATCGTTTTCATTTACTCTCCACATTGGATTTTTCATAATGTTAGCATCTTGACCATTTGTTAAATAATGACCTTTAATATATTCAATAATATTATACTTTTCTGAAATAACTTTATGATAAAAATGATAGATTTCAACATTACACCGTCTTAAATCATATTTAATATTATTTTTAAAGTTATAATAAACACCTTCAGAATTATAATTAAATATAAAATCTAAATATGTAAAACGTTTGTAATTATAACTATATGATGGATAATCGTCATTTTCATTATTAATAAACACAAAATTTTTGTTAAAGTTAATTATTTTATCTTTGTCTTTATGGTCAACAAAATAAATTTTATCTCCATAATGGATAGTACCACAATTAAGCCCGTCATCTATTCCGTAAATAGGTTTCATTTTAGATAATATGTTATTATTATCACTCTCAAAATATGAATCAATTTTAATATTATTCATATTATGATATTATTTGTAATATAGTCTTTAAGTATTTTTGGGGTAATAAACAATAAAGTATATTTGTATATATTTCGAAACCAACCCATCCCACTCAATTGGAATACGCGAGCCCTCCCATACCTGACATGATTCTTAGAACGTTATAATTGGTGGCATAAACTCTGACCTTGGCGGTTTTAGTACCTTCAACAGTTGCGTTGGAAAGGACTAATTGAAGAGTTGCGTTATCAATTCTGGAGAAGTTACATGTGCCACTTGGTTGGTGTTCTTCAGGGCGAAGAGCAAATGAGTAAACGTTAATACCTTCATCAGGGTTTCTGGTATGTGATTGGTATGGTTGGACCCATGAGAAGTAAGATCCTTCACGTTCAGAGAATCGATCTTGGCCGTTAAGTTGTAACTTAGCAGTGACAACTGGGTTAAGACCCCAACAGTGCATGTCAAGGGAAGTTTCTGTAAGAACGAATGTACCAGCATCTGAAACAGTTGAACCACCGTTATGGTTTCCACGATCATTTAGGAGTGCTGAAACAACTTCACTACTTAATCCAGTAGCACCACCAAGAATATCATTAGTGACGTTAGGACCATATGAAACATCTTTTCCACCAAAGTTTACTTCATTGTAAGGGTCGTTAGGTCCATGCCAGTATCCAGTGAAACCAGGATGTAACTCTTCGTCTAATGCACCAGCATCATTGAATAAACCACGGACATCAATGTAAGCGCGACTATCAGCAGCAACTTGTGCTGGACCACCGAAAGCATGGATTGCGTTTGGAAGAGCATCGATAGCATCAGTGTAGTTGAATGGTTGAGCACCAAGAACCTTGAAAAGAAGAGCATCACAAACAAGGGATGAACAGTAATCAACGTTTTGATCAGGTTGAACGACCCAGATTAATTCCTTAACAGGGTGGTTGAAGTTAAGTTTGATTTTGTTGGATGATGAACCAACTGATTCATCTCCAGTGAATTGAAGTTGTGTGATAAGGTATTCGTGTGGGTTTTGTGCCATTCTTCTACGTTCATCTGTATCAAGGAAGACGTAATCAACATAAAGAGAAGCAGCAACTAAGGATTGATTGTAAGCAATGGTTGCTGGGACTGGTCTGCCTGGTGCGAATTGGCCAGAAGGACCACTGTATGGATCGGTATTACATGATAATGTTGTAACAGCCCATAAACATTCATCAATAGGACGGATATCTAGGTTAATTTTTACTTCGTGGTATTGAAGAGCAATTAAAGGAAGGGCTAAACCAGGATTGGTACAGAACCAAAATTGAAGAGGAACATAAAGGGTGGTTTCAGGAAGAGCATTTCTTGGAGCACAAACTTGACGAGGTGCTAATGAATCACAAGGACCATCAACGTCAGCGAAAGAAGGATCAGTAATGAAAGTAAGTTGAGTTGTGTTACCAACCATCTTGAAATAACCACGTTGTTGTTCACAAGTCATTGTTAGTTGATTCCAGATGTGCATCCAATCACCATATTGACGATCTATTCTTTGACCACCAATTTCAACTTCAACTTGAGCAATAAGTTGTTCACCTGGGTAATCTAACCAACGAGCATATACTCCTGATCCTTGTCCAAGGACAAAAGCACCAAGACCCATAAGTTGGTTGATTTCAGGTAAAGTGACTTGAAGATAAGTGCGGTAAGCTAAATCACCATTTCTACTGATAATACATTGGACACGACGACCAAAATCAGCTTGACCATTGAAAGTTTGTTCAATTGATTCAATAGCAAAGTTTGTGTATCTGCGATAAGTTACTTTCCAGAAAGTAATTTGAGGGTTACCAGTAAGGTAAACATCTTGTGCGCCATAAGCGACTAGTTGCATTAATCCACCTCCCATTTTATACAATTGCTAAAGAAAAAAAAAATTTGAAATTTAATTTAATTTAATTTAATTTAATAAATTGTTTTGTAATATTTCAATTTTATAATTAGAGATTTTGATCATGGAATCGTAATATGTTCAACAATCGATTTGATAAGAGGTGGTGGTACAGCGTTGCCAATTTGAACTATTTGTTCTTTCATATTTCCACAAATTTTGTAATCTAATGGGAAACCTTGAATTTGTTTAAGTTCATTTGGTAATAACATTCTTAGGAAACATCCAGAAGGATTCTTCAAAGGAACAAATAATCTTGGTTGATGATCATAACTACAAATAATTGTTTTCGA